AATCTGGATCACCTGTAAACTCATCATCGTAATTAGGATTTGAAGCTAAAGTTATATCGTCACCTATAGCATTAACAGTAATATCTTTACTTAATTTAATAGTTATAAGATTACCTGGCGTTATAGTATTTATTTCAGTTATTATTACTTCATCTGCAATTGTTATTCCAGCTGGACCTACGCCTAGTGATAAATCTTCACTAGTTATAAAATCACCTACTTGAGGTGTTGGTTGTGGAGTTGTATCAGTAGGTTGATTATTAAAACTATAATTAATACTAATAAGACTACCTGCTGCATATAAAGCTGGTGGAGTTGCTAAATTTATAACACTATCAAATCCTCTATCTAGTAATCTTGCTGAAGAGTTTTTCATTGTAGTATTACTAAATGTAATATCTAAACTACTTGCTCCGGCATAAGTACCTGGTGGTTGACCAACACTACCATCTTTAAAATTATTATAAATAGTAACTGAAACACCTGGATCAATATATATAACTTCCCAATATTCATTTGCTTCTTGATCTGGAAAACCTGTAACAATATCACCTATATTTATTGCAGTTGTATCAGCCATTGTTAGACTGTATCCTTTTCTTGTTGCGTCTTGAGCGCCAGCTGTTATCTCACGTATTGTTTGTTTTAAAACTAAAGGAGTTTCATATGGATAATATTTAGCAACTGATATTTGATCTTCATTTACATAATGAGTTGGACTTGGTAAAGATCCTGGATTAGCTAAACTAACATTTATTTTTCTTGGTTGATTACGATTATCCGTCCAAAATAATAAATCTTCTATTAAATTTATACCATATATTCTAAAATCTTGATGAAAATTCAAAAATGAACCTCTTACAAAAAGAGTTAATAAATTTGAATCTATTTCATATCTATGTATTGTATTAGCAAAACCTATATAAATAGTATCTCCTGGAATACCTATACCACCACTATCTGCAAAATCACAAGGTTGACTAACAGTTATATTAGAGGTGGTTACATTTGTAACTATAGGATCTACTTCTTGTCCACCCATTGCTGATGGTTGACCATTCCAATCATCTCCCCATAATAACATTCCTTCTTCAACACCTGCTACTATAGGATTTATTTGATTACCGCTAGCATCGTGTAAACTAAAAGTAGTAACTCCTGTTTGTAATAAATTAGGCTGAGCAGTAACCACTAAATCTCTTGGACATCTACCATCACCGTTATAACCAGCACTGTATATATAAAGTATATTATTAGTTTCATCTGTAAACTGACCAATAATTTTACCAGTATATGAAGTACCGCTTCTACCAGTATATAAATAAGTTAACTGTTCATTACCTAAAATATTCTCAAACTCTCCTACTTCTGATCCTTGTGATCTACTTATTTGTAAATTATTAGCATCTCTGTATTCGCCATTTGGTATTAATCTATTATCTAAGTCTTTATTCATCTTAGACTTTAGAAAAGTATTAACTATTTGTGGCATGTATTATCTTTTTATCCATTTAGCTTTTCCACGCATTACTTGTACTATTTCATCTAACTTAATATTAGATAATCTAATTTTAGCGTTTCTAAGTTTAGCACTTTTTTCTTGTCTTAATCTTTGTACAATATATTCTGGTTGATTAATTCTAGTAGCAATAATAGCATGTGAAATGTAAGCATATAAAGCGTCTTCTGCCATTTTAGGTATTCTACTATCTAAATCATAAGCAAGTCCATCAGATATATATTCTAATACTATTTGAGCTCCAACTAAATTACTAGAAAAAGATATTTTACCTTCTCTAGGATTCATGTTGAACCAACCGTTATACTGAGCATATTGTGGTGACATACCGTATTGTTCACCCCAACCCCAATACCAAAAACCACCATAACCCCAATTATAACCAGCCCAGTCCATACCTTCATTATATAAAGCAAAACTAGGTAAGCCATTAACTAAGTTTGTGTTAGCAGCCTTCCATTTTCTTTCTGTCTCTGAAGTTCCTTCTAAATTATCTTCAAAAGCATCTTGAGTTGGTTGTCCTAGATTATCTTGTAAAGGAGTTTCATAAGGTGATATAGTTAAATTATTAGCTGGATATATAATTCTTTTTACACCTAAATTATCTATACGTGAAACTCTTACATAGTTAACATAGTCTTGAGGCAATATATTGCTAAGTGTGTGAGGCACGGTTAACTCTTGTGATTTAACAGATTTTAATGTATCATAACTAAATTCTTGTAAACCTCTTTTAGCGTGGAATATTATATCACTTCTATTTGCTCTAGCAATTAATTTATCTTGTCCAACAAAACCAACTATAAAATTATTAATAACATCTTCTAATGTAACATAGGCATAACTACCATAGTTTTCTTCTGTAGTCATACCATAAGCATCTCTATTACCAAAACTACCACCGTCAATAGTTTTTAATTGACAAACTAATACATGATTAGCTGGTAAGTTTGCCGCTAAGCTAATTACACTATCATCATTTTGTTGTACATCAAGAGTATAAGGATATTGCGCTGGCCAATTAGCAGCAGTAACCTCTGTATATGTTATACCATCAGCACTAGCATATAGCTTAAAATTATTTAAAGCATAATCTGCAGCTGCAGGATCTGGTGAACCTAAATTTAATGGAGTATTAAATGTAAATGTAAAATCCTGCTGCGGTGCAGTTGTTGTAAATCCTTGCGCGCCCGCGTAATATTGTGCATTAGTTTCGGTGATTAATCCACCATTTGGCATTGGCATATCTTATTGTTTTTCGTTGTTATCTTGGTTAGCAATTGCTTGTGAAGCTGTTTGTATAATAGTAGGATCTTGTATTATTACTCCTGCATATGCTAATATTCTCATTATTAACTCATCTTGTTCAGTAACATCTAAATCAAATTGTACTGATGTACCTTGTGAATATATATATTGACCTTGTGGTCCTGTAGTAAAACCCCACACAACATTTCTAGGTTTAGCTAAATACGAAATAGTAATACCACTAGTTATACTAGCAGGTCTCACTGTTAACACATTGTTCTCATATGTATATATAGGAAATTTATCAGTTGGTTGAGTTAATGGGGAAAGTAATAATTGTCTTAACTCATTAGGTTGCACATACTGTCCAAGATCTGTATCTCTATAAAATACTGAACCTAATCTATATAGTGTATCTGTAGTACCTATAACTATCGGTTGATCAGGTGTAGTAAAATCTAGAATATCAAAAACACCAGTACCTACGTTGTAAGTTGGTGTTGCTGTTCTTTGAAAGAATTGTAATTTTTCTTCAATATTTTTTATACGATTAGAATATTCAGTATCATTTTGCTGTACGCGATATTGTTGATTTAAATCACTAGCATAAGCCTCAAAAATATTTAATTGAGCTTGAGTGCCTATTTTATTAAATTCATCTGGAGTTATATAACCTCTTTGTTGTTGATTAAGTATTAATAAAACGGTTTGATATACTGAATTTACGTTTATCATTATAGTATTATTTTAATAAAAGGCGGGCGAACCCGCCTTATTATCATTATTATAGTCTTTTTTCTATAGACTTAAATACTTCTATTCCTTCATCAGTTTTAAACCATGCAGCAATTGCTGAATATGGATTTTCTTCAAACGGAACATTAATTAATTTTCTATCATTGCTTGACCAATGTACAGATCTATTATCAGGTGATATTCTAATAATATTTGCTTCAACAGCGTTGATTGCAAAGTTTCTTAATTGTACATTTTCATCAGCAGCAAGTGATAAAAATAGTTTAGGATTTTGTTTAGCTAAAAGTAATAAATCTCTTTTTAATTCTTTAGAAGACATTTTATTTACTTTTGAACCATACTCAACTCTTACAATTGCTTCTGCCACATCTATATCCATGTTTCTTGCAGCATTTAAAGCTTCAATCTCCCACTCAATTGCATCGATTTCATCATCAGCTATTTGTTGTGGAACTAACTCTTTATATCTTTGATCTTTCATTGGGTGATATAAAGATAATAGTTTTTGTAAAGCAATTCTTTCTTTTGGTACACTTAGTGTTCCATCTCTAAAAGTTATATGTCCTAATGTTACTTCACCTTTTTGCTCATCTACAAATGGACTAGACATATTAGTTGCATATCTAAGTTCTCTTTGTTCACCCTTTGCTGTATCATACCATAATAACGGATGTCTTCTAGTATGTTTAGCAGGGATAGTAAACGTTAAAGGTTCTTTATTTGCAGTTAGTATATAAGTTCTATCTTTTACTTCCCAGTCATCTTTTTTAACTGGTTTTATAGTTTTAGGTTTTGGAGTAGCAACAGCTACTTCCTCTACAACTATTTCTTCTTGTTGTTTCTTTTTTGCCATAATATAATATAATTAAATAGTTAAAAGGTATATGGGCGCCGAAGCGCCCTAACCTTTATTAATAGTTACACTCCTTTGAATAATACAAAGTTGTTAGCAGCTTGAGTTACTAAACATCTTTCTGAAAGGAAGTTTACTTCCATTGCATCAAGATCACTAGTAAATGCACCACCAACAGAACCTGTTAACCAAGACTTCATTCTTCTATCATCAGTTTGTGAAGCTCTATATCTTACGTGTAAGAAAGGTCTTCTGATGTTAGTTCCTAAAATTTGGTCATAAACAGTTGTAGTACCAGCTGGAATTAAAACTCCTTCAATTGAGTTTGGTCCTACCATCGCACCTCTTGTAGAAGCATCGTTTAAGTATTTCCAATCTGTTTTATAGAAGTCATATGAACCTCTTCTGAAACCGCTGAAACCTAAGTTTAACGCCATTTCTTCAGAGTTTTCAAATAATCCATAAGCAGTACCACCTGATGATCCAGATGAAATAGCAGCAAGCATATCATCAAAATCAAGAGCAGTTTGTCTGTCTAAGAATAACATGTTCTCTTCAATTGCACCCTGAGTGTCTAAGTTTCTAAGGATGTCATCAAAATCACTGATACCTGTAGCTGCAGAGAAACCAACTTGTACATTACCTCTATCTTCGATAGCTGCAAATAAACCTTGTGTTCCTTTTAAGTTTGCAATAGGAGAAACAGCTGCATCAACTAATTCACCTTCTACACACATCATTTCTAAGTAATCCTCAAATCTTAATCTAGTTTCAGACTCAGCTTTTAGATACCATAAGTATCCTCCAGTTCCGTCTTCAGTTGAAACTTCAACCCAACCAATCTGTGCAGTATCAGAACCATTTACTACGTATTTGTTTCTGATGATTACAGGTAGGTTAGAGAATTGAGTAAACTGTGGGTCAACACTGATATAACCATTTGGAGCAGTAGCAGCATCGTAGTTAGGAGTAGTAGATCCTTTTCTATACTCAGAACCATATACGAATACTTTTACATTACCAACTAGTCCAGCACCTGCTAAGTTAGCAGCTGTATAAACCTGTACAGTAATTGTACCAGCAGCACCAGGAGTACTAGCAGTAACAAGACATTTTGCTTCGTTACCAAAGTCGTCCATTACTACAACAGTAGAGTTAACAGAAATAACATTAAAGATTCCTGCAACCGCACCTGGGTTAAGTGTAATAACACCTGTAGCGCTAACAAACGTACAGTTGTCATATGCAATATGTAATCTATTTTGTTCAGACCAGATTACTTGGTCACTTGTCATTGGAAGCTCCGCCCCAACCATTCTTAAGAATCCAGATAAAGTTCTGTTACCATATCTTTCAACTTCAGCTTCGTAGATCTCTGGTAAATACTGTTGAGCAAATGATGTAAAATCAGCTGCAGCAGGATCAGTCCACTGTAAATAGTTAGTTTGTAAGACTTCTTGAGTTTGACTAGGTATAATCGAGCCAAACTGGGGATTTAAAGCCATAATTTTAAATTTTAATTATTAAATGTTCTCTTTTTGATTTTTAGTTTTGACGAATCTGCTCCACTAATGGCTTTTACTTTAAACCCACTTACGTAGACATCCCCGCTGGCAACTTGCCTTGGCGCATCCGCAGATGGATTTTTAGATTGCTGAACTAATGATTTAACACCGTCAGCTTTACCTTGCTCATAAAAATGAGACGCTAGTTTATCAGCATTCATCGCAGCATATAAAGCTTTATGATAACCCGCAGGATCTCCAATATTTCCATCTTTGTCTAAAAATCTACTCACAAAGTTTTCTATATTGGACTGTGAATCAGCAACGGTCTTAGGATCTTTTACTTTGTATCTAAAACGTTTATCTCCTACATTATAATCAAAACCTTTGAAATCCGTATTAAATAATTCGTTTGTCCTCTGTTTAAAAGTTTCTTGAGACTGCTTTATATTTTCTTGCTGTTTATTGTAACGATTAAAAAAGTCCATAGCTTTTTGTTGTTCCTGAGTAACTCCAGGTCTGTTTTTTATTTCAGCATAGTATTTAGCTTTTTTGTTTTCTAAATCTTGTTTTGCTGAAGCAACAGCTTCTTTATAAGCTAACTTTTTTCTTCGTATATCTTTTTGCTCATCTAATTCTTCATCAAATTTATAATCTTCCATTATAAGACTTATATCTTCTGAATCTAAATGAGGTTTAGTTTTTCTTAAATACTCTTTTAATAATTGATCATCATCTAACTTACTATAATCTTTGTTGAGTTCTACATAATCTTCAACTGTTCCACCTGTTTCATTCATAAATGTTACCAGTTTTTCTACGTTTTCTGGTAACTCAGGCATTTTAATTATTGGAGTATCTTGCTTTGCTTGTTCAACTGGTTTAACTTCTTCTGTTATCTCTTCAATTACTTGGATCGGAGATTCTTCTTCAACAACTGTATCGCTGACCCGTACTTCTTTGTCCACTTCTCTGCTAACTTCGGGTTTGTTGCCCACAGGTATCTCCTCTGTTTTTCGCTCTTGAACGGCATTGTCTTCTTTTTTAGTTAAATCAATTTTAGGAGTTTCAACCTTTTCTTCTACAGGTTTTTTCATCTCCATTTTTACAGGTTCTTTACTAGTTTTACCTAAGTCTTTTACCTTACGTTTAGGTACATTTTTACCTTTTAAGGTAAATTCACCTTCTTGCTTGACCTCTACGGCCGCTTTTTGTTCTGCCATAATATAATATAATTAAATAATTAATACTAAATAACTGGTTGCTCGTTTTTATTTTCAAAATCTATTGGCAATAGATCATTTTTTCTTTGATCTATCATTTGACTTTGTTGTGTACCAGCTATTCTTGTTCTTTTATCTTTACGATCTTCTATTTCTCTTTCACGAGTTGCTTCTCTTTGAGTTTTTACTTGCTCTAATTGTAATTGATAGTTAAACTCTTCAGCCATTAATTGACGCTTAATCTCTGCTTCCGTTTGCATACGTTGTATTTCCATTTGAGATTTAGCTTGTTCAAAGTTAACTTTTTCACTAGTTAAAGCTTGTTGTTTTTGCACCTCTGCTTCTGCCGCTGCTTGTGAAGCTTGAGCATTTGCCTGTGCTTGTTGTTGAGACATTTCAGCCTGCATTTGTCTTTCTCTTTGCAATTTACGTTTACGTTTCATTTTTAGCATTTGATTCGCTAGTTTTAAATTACGTATTTGTCTTATTTCAATTGCATCTTCTAAATCTATACCACCACTAGATAAAGCTATTTGAATATTTTGTTCAAGTTGTGATTTTTCTTCTTCATCTGGTTCAAGATCTAAGAATATACCAAAGTCGTGAAGGTTTAATTGTTTTAAACCATCTAAGGTTTTACTATTAAACACTGTAATACTTTGATTTAATGCGTTAGCTGTTAATGGATATTCTAACATATCATTAACTTTCTTAGAAATATTTTCACACATTCTTAATGTTAGATATAAACTAGCATTATTGATGTGTTTAGTAGCAATGTTAGAAGCTTGTGCTGCTATTTTTTGCAGTCCTACTAAAGTATCTTTATCTGCTAAAGCACCATCTCTAGCTTCATTTAATCCGGTCACGTCTCTAATCATTTGTAAATAATAATTATACGTTTGTATTAAACTAGCTATTTTAGCTTGACCACCAGATGTCTGTAATTCTTGTACTGGTATTTTACCTCTGTTTAGTTCACCGTCTTGAGTTAATGATCTACCTACTACAGAACCAGTTTGAAAATACATGTTTAACGCTTCAGCTGGATTATAATTTGTACCATTACCAAGATCAACTTCTGCAAGCCCATCCATATCTAAGAATACACCATCTGGTACCATTCTTGCTATAACTTGTTGTAACTTTAAATGAGTTATTTGAATCATATCTGCAAAACCAGTTATTCTACTTACAGTTGAATCAATACGACCTTTATACATGCGTGGTGCACAAATAGCATAATTCATTTCTACTTTTGTAGTATCAGCCATTGGTCTTGTCATATTAGGACATAATTCCCATCTTAATAAAATATTAG